ACCAGTTCAACGCTGAAAGACTTATGAAGTCTCAAGGTAGAACTCAAACTGCTGATAATGATATCAATGCAATCAACTCAATGGGAATGGTTCCTCAAGGTTATAGAGTGAACAACTTCCTAACTGACGCTGATTCTTGGTACTTAATCACAGACGTTCCAAATGGTATGAAGATGTTCTCAAGAACTCCGTTGACTACGTCAATGGAAGGGGACTTTGACACTGGAAACGTTAGATACAAAGCTAGAGAAAGATACGCGTTTGGTGTATCCGACTATAGAGGTATCTTCGGTTGTAGTGGTGCATAATTAGTAATTTTTGTGGCGGAACACAATTCCGCCACATTTAAACAGTAGAAAGAAAAACTTATGAAAAAAACTCTAATCAATATCTGGGCTTACAATCACCATGCTAAATTTAATATTGAACATGATGAAGATACAGCTAAAAATGTTGAAAAGGTTATACTTGACAAACTAGGAGAAAAGAGTATAGTTTGGGAATATCTCGGAGATAGTTACCATTCGGGATTAAATAGAATAACTTATGAAGAGGTTATCAATGATACAAGACCTATACAAAGCAAAAAGGTCCTTGGAGTTGAAGTGGGAACAGGAGCATCTGGATAATAACAGATATACTCTTGACATGGTCAAGATCGACGATTTAATTAAAAGAGTCGTTACTGACATAAAGCTTGAAGAAGCTAGGATTTCTCACTTACAAAACAGCATAGAAGCTGCTGCTCCACAAGTTTCTGTAGCTACTTAATTAACAAGCTACATTGCGTAAATCGCATTTTTACTGTGGGATTTCTTGCACTCTACTCAAATCTAGTATACTATTTCATTACTATACATAAACTAATTTTCTGCATGGGCGCAGTATAGTCGACGGCCTAGAGACTATGCGGAATTAACTAGGAGAATATATCATGGCAACAACTCTATTTAGAGGACCCGTACTTCAAGGGAAAATTAATGAAGCAGGTTTAACTGGATTTAATATTGAAAAAAAAGAATCTAGCTATACTGTAGTAAATGGTGATTCAGGAAAAACACTTACATCAAAAACTGATGGTGTTATTTTTACTTTACCAGCAATCTCAATTGGAAGAATAGTAACTTTTGTTAATACTGCACAAGATGGCGTTAACACTTTTACAATTAGTCCTGCCGCAGCAGATGGTGTTTTGTATGCTGGATCTTTGACAGACGCTAAAGATCTTATTAATACACAAGCTACATCTAAAGTAGGTGATTTTGTTACTCTTGCATCTTTGAACTCAACTGACTTTTGGACAGTAGTAGACGCTCAAGGTGTTTGGGCAAAAGAAGTATAATAAATAATTAAGGGGCCCTTCGGGGCCTCTACAAAATTTAAGGAGAAAATTATGGGAATAGTATCAAAAGTTAAACAATCAATAATACTAACAGCAGATGGACAAATTCAATCCCTTGTTGCTGGCTCAGCAGCTGATATTACTAAATGTAATATTATGAGTATCTATGCACAATCTTCAGCAGCAGATGCTGAAATAAAAATATATAATGAAATTGGAGATGCTAAAACAGCGTCTGCATTAATTTACCACGGTAAATTTGCAGCAGGAGCCAATGAAACTGTTGAATTTAATTTACCAGGTGCTGGTATTTATGCTGATACTGGAATGTATGCTGATTTAACTAATTGTGATTTTTTTTATATTATAGGAACATTTTAAAGGAGTATTAAATGTCTAATACAACTTCAGGTGCTTATCAATTTGATCAAGACTTTTCGATTGATGAAATTATTGCTGACGCTTATGAGCGTATAGGTTTAGTAGGTACTTCTGGACATCAATTAAAAACAGCTAGAAGATCTTTAAATATTTTATTTCAAGAATGGGGTAATAGAGGTTTACACTTTTGGGAAATTGGTAATACAAATGTTACATTAACTCAAGGGTCTACTACTAATGTTGATGCAACTGACGAAGGTGCTGGAACATATACTTTCTACAGAAACTCAGTTGATAGTGCCGCAGCAGCAGCTGCTTCACCTCAAGCAACAACTTTACCTACAGCAAATATCTATGGTATTACAGATCTTTTAAATGTTACTTATAGACAAAATTATAATACTACTTCTCAATCAGATGTTGGATTAACTAAAGTAGACAGATCCGCATATTCAGGTACAGCTAACAAAGCTGCAGTTGGAACCCCTTCTCAGTTTTGGGTACAAAGATTTATAGATAGAGTTACAGTTACACTTTATCCGTTACCTAGTGCAAGTGCTGCGGTGGCTACAAGTAAATTAAGTATATATTATGTTAAAAGAATTCAAGATGTGGGAGCATTTAGTAATGCAGTTGATGCACCTTATAGATTTGTTCCATGTATGGTTTCTGGTTTAACTTATTTATTATCTCAAAAGTTTGCACCAGAAAGAACACAAGAATTAAAATTGTTTTACGAAGATGATTTAGCAAGGGCTTTATCTGAAGATGGATCTCCATCTAGTACATACATAACCCCTAAAACTTATTACCCTAATATCTAATGGCTACTGGATTTTTAATAAAACAAATACTTAAGCATGGTGCTAAAAAAGGACCTGAAAAAGTAAAAGATTTTTTAAAATTTGTAAAAGATGGAAAATACAAAGATAAAACTGGTAAAATTACTGACACTAATAAAAAAATTAAAAAATCCGAATTAGATTTAGAGACTATGACTCCACCAAGTCAAAAAAAAATGGCCAATGGTGGTCCAGCTTTAAGAGGTTATGGAAGAGCTTACATGAAAGGTAAAAAATAATGGCTGTTTATTCCAAAGGTTCTAGAGCATTAATGATCTCAATGAGATCGGGTGCTGCATTTCCATATAATGAAATGGTACAAGAATGGAATGGATCGTGGGTTCATAATTCTGAGTTTGAAGCGAAGCAACCTCAACTTACACCAAGACCCGTGGGCGCTGATGCACAAGCCTTGCAACATGCATATCCAGCAAGAACAGAATTTGGTGTTTTAGATTTATTAATGTTTAATCCATTTGAAACATACCAAGTTGGATCAGGGATTGTAAATGTTAATTTACCAGGGCATAAATATAAAACAGGGGATATAAAAAGATTTCGTGGTGCTCCAGGTATAGCTGGAAATTATAATATACCCGATAATGTTAATGGTATTACAGGAGCAGTTATTGCACAAAGTATAGGATATGCTATAACAGTAGGTAAATATGTAACTGGAGCAACTGATGCTACTCAAACTAATTGGTTTTGGTTTACAGCCGCAACAAATGCTACATCAACAGGAAGAGGAGGAGGTTACCCCGTAGGAGTTGGGCCCGTAACCTTAGAAGCATAATTATGGCATACACTTACGCAACTTTAACAACCGCAATTAGAGATTATACTGAAGTAAGTTCTACAGTCTTTACACAAGGTTTAATTGATGACTTTATTATGTTATCTGAAAATAGAATTAGTAATGATTTACCTATGGATGCAGATAGATTTGTTCAAGAAGGAACAATGGCAGCTGATGTAAATAATATAAGAGTACCAGCAGGAACTTTATTTGTAAGAGGTGTACAAGTATTTAATGCAACAAATACCACGGAACAAGGTTTCTGGTTAGAGAAAAGAGATCAAACATTTTTATCTGAGTATGTAGGAAGATTAACAGGACCCGAAGGCTCTGCTACTGCACAAGACGTAACAGGAAGGCCTAAATATTATGCTATGTTTGGTGGAGCAACTGCATTAAGTGATAGTACTTCAGGCGCTATTTACTTAGCACCTACGCCAGATGTTAATTATAATTTTAGAATATACTATAATAAGCTTCCAACAGGCTTATCAGCGGCTAATACAACTACTTATATAAGCAATTATTATCCAGAATTAATTTTAAATGCGGCTTTATCACAAGCATTTTCTTTCTTAAAAGGACCAACAGACATGTTGACATTGTACGAAGGAAAGTATAATAATCAATTACAAAAGATTGCGGGAACGCAATTAGGAAGACGAAGAAGAGATGATTATACTGACGGAACTGTCAGAATTAAAATTGATTCACCGTCACCGTAAAATAGAACTAGGAGCAAAAAATTATGGCAATAACATCGGCAATATGTAATTCATTTAAAGTAGAAATTTTAACAGGTACGCACAATTTTACTGCGTCAACAGGTGATACTTTTAATTTAGCTTTATATACAAGTAGTGCAACTTTAAGTAAATCAACCACAGCTTATTCGGCTAGTAACGAAATTACAAATGCTTCAGGATCTTCATATTCTGCAAAAGGAAAAGCACTTACAAGTGTAACACCTGTTTTATCAACTGATACAGCTGTTTGTGACTTTGCAGATGTCTCGTGGACATCAGCTTCGTTTACAGCTAATGGTTGTTTAATTTTTAATGAGGACGCAGCGGGTGACCCAGCAGTTTGTGCAATTGCATTTGGTGGAGACAAAACTGTATCAAGTGGAACTTTTACAATTCAATTTCCAGCAGCTTCTGCAGGAACAGCTATTATCGGCATAGCATAAGGAGGACTCCTTATGGCATCTATTTGGGGTGGTGATAATCCTTCAGTAGCATGGAATGAAAATTCTTGGGAATCTAATACTCTAACAGTTTCTTTAACCGGTTTACAATCAACATCATCAGTAGGTTCTTTAGAATCTTTCAATGAACAAGGCTGGAGCAGACAACAGTGGGGAAACTCTGGTTGGGGTGTAGACTATTCAGTTTTACCAACAGGATTAAGCGCAACTTCTAGTGTTGGAAATATTGTAGCTGCTCAAATTATTACAGCAGAATTAACTGGCGTCTCAGCAACAACTTCCGTTGGATCACCAACTACTACTCAACTTACAATCGCAGCTTTAACCGGCTTAAGTGCCATAACCGAACTTGGTAGTTTTGACAATGCGGGAACATTAGTTGGTTGGGGTAGAAATGGTTGGGGAGAAGAACCTTACGGAGATTCATTTAATAAATTAGAACAACTATCAGGATTAAGTATAACATCTAGTGTTGGATCTTTAACTTTAGATTTAACATCTGTAATATCTTTAACAGGGGTAAGTTCTACTTCTAATGTGGGTTCTTTAAGTTTTGTTATAGATTCTACACCTGTTATAACGGGGGTTAGTGCAACATCTTTAGTGGGGGCTCTTATACCTGCAGATGTAATGGGATTAACAGGGCTTGCAGCAACATCTTCAGTAGGTGCTATTACACCTGCAGATGTAATGGGATTAACAGGACTTGCAGTAACATCTTCCGTTGGATTACTAGCTATTGTCAACGTTGAACTTATAGATTTAATTGGAGTGTCATCAACCTCTTCTGTGGGATCTTTAGTTACAGGATTTGAATATACTTTATCTGGACTATCTTTAACGTCAACAGTTGGAGCAATTTCACCTACTGACGTAATGGGCTTGACTGGAGTGTCAGCAACTGTTAGTGTAGGAAATGTAGCACCTTTAGGATATGGAGATGTTACAGCAACACAAAGCGCTAGTTATAGTAATGTAACTGCCACGCAAAATGCTAGTTATAGTGACGTTAATAGTATATAAATGTCATTGACTTTATATAAAATATAAATTAAAGATCTAATTAGGAGAACAAAATTTATGGCATCAACATACACGGATCTCGGCCTAGAGTTAATGGCCACTGGCGAAAATGCTGGTACTTGGGGAACAAAAACTAACGCAAATTTAACTTTAGCTGAACAACTATTAGGTGGATTTAAAATTCAAACTTTAAATGCTGGTGGCACTGGAGCTAACACAACTCCTCTAGCAATAGATAATGGAGCTGTAACAGGTGCCGCTCAAAATAGAGTTATTATTTTAGGAGCAGTTTCTCCGGAAACAATTACAGGAAATAAAATTGTAACCCTACCCCTTCTTACAGAGACTTTTTATTTTATAAAAAATAGTACATCAGGTGCTTACACAGTACAATTAAAAGCTGTATCTGGTTCGGGGGCCACGATCACTTTTGCAACGGATAATAAAGCTTGGAAAATAATTTATGTTGATGGTGTTGCAACTAACACAGGTGTTTACGAAGTTCCATTTGGTACTTCTTCATATACAGGTCCTTCAGCTTGGGTTGTTAAAACAGGTACTTATACAGCAGTAGCTGGCGATAGAATTTTAGCAAATACAAATGGTGCAGCTTTCACAATAACTTTACCCGCATCACCTGCTACAGGGGATCAAGTAGATTTCATAGATCAAGGTTATGATTTTAACACTAACGCATTGACTGTTGGTAGAAACTCTACTAATATAGCTAACGCAGCAGCGGATCTTGTAATTAATACACAAGGTGCAGCTTTTGGATTAGTATATTCTGGAGACGCTACAACAGGATGGACTTACACGGAGAAATAATATGGCAAATTACGAAGCAACTAAATATGATTTTGATGGAGCAAACCTTACAGGTATAGAAGGCACAGCTACAGGTACAATTTTACC